CTAATTATTAACAATAGATTGATGTTGTAAATACTCGTCATAGATACTCTTTAAATCCATTTCATTCTTTTTTATACGCCTTTGCAAGGCTTTTAACTTTCTTGTTTCATATAATTCGGCAAACAGCTTTTCTATAGCTTTATCTTTTCCTTCTACGTAGCAGATGTATCTAAAATCATTAAAGCTATATAATCTCACGTCATAACCTCGCAAAAAATAATATCTTCTATATTAATGTCAATTATTCGCTCGTCAAAGCGTTCAAGTGATACAATGTGTTTTTTGTTGTCAATGTATACAGGAACTACATACTTATAGCGTACATGATGATTGTTCTTTAAAAACAGTACTTCTATTGACCAGTTACGCTTAAGTGCATCTGCTAATACTATTGAATGTTCTAAAATATCATCAAATAAGTTATACATTTACTTCACCTCTTGACAACATTATACGAACAAACGTTCTTAAAATCAAGTGTTAAAAAGTGTTGTATTACATAAAAATCTATGTAATAATATTCACATGAACGATTTTCGTTCATTATTTCATTCAACTATTAGCTGTTTGACATCCCGTTTTACATCTGAATATAACAGCAACCTCGAATTTTTCGGGGTATTTTTTTATATTGAAAATAAATTTAATAAAACTATTGACTACTACGGCGATTCGTAGTATACTATGTATATAGTAAAGAAAACAATTGAAAAGGATGGATGACAAAATGGGAAAAACTTATTGGTACAATGAAGGAACTGACACACTGTTAACTGAAAAGGAATATAAAGCAAAAATTGAAAGTGAAGCAAAAGAATGGTTAGAAGACTTGCAAGAAGATGAAGAAGAACTTGAAGAGGGTGACAAAACTAGCCTCGAAACACTCATACAGTTATCGTATGAAAACGAAAGTGATTTTGTTCCATCTGATAGCGAAGGTAATAAATTAGAAGAGTGGTAAAAATATAAAACATAAAGGATGATGAAAAATGACATTAACAAGAGCAACAAAAAAAGTATGCAGAAGCGATGCACGAGTTTATAAATATGGTGGATGACTTTGAAGAGTCTACACCGGATTTTGCAAAGGAAGTTCTACATGATTCTGACTATGTAGTTATTACAAAAAATGAAAAATATGCAGTAGCTCTTTGCTCTCTTAGCACTGATGAATGTGAATATGATACTAACTTATACTTAGATGAAAAATTGGTTGATTACTCAACAGTTGACGTAAACGGTGTGACATACTACATCAACATTGTTGAAACTAACGATATCGATGATTTAGAAATCGCTACGGATGAAGATGAGATGAAAAGTGGCAACCAAGAAATTATTTTAAAAAGTGAGTTGAAGTAAAAAATATGACTATTAAATTATTAGATGAATTCTTAAAAAAGCATGATTTGACGAGGTATCAGTTAAGCAAATTAACTGGTATCTCACAAAACACTTTAAAAGACCAGAACGAAAAACCGTTAAATAAATATACTGTTTCAATACTACGCTCGCTATCGTTGATTTCGGGTTTATCTGTATCAGATGTTTTGTTTGAATTAGAAGACATAGAAAAAAATTCTGACGATCTTGCAGGATTTAAACACCTGTTAGACAAGTACAAACTCTCATTTCCTGCACAAGAATTCGAATTATACTGCTTAATCAAAGAGTTTGAGTCTGCTAATATTGAAGTACTTCCTTTTACGTTCAATAGATTTGAAAACGAAGAACATGTAAATATAAAAAAAGATGTTTGTAAAGCGTTAGAAAATGCTATCACCGTGTTAAAAGAGAAGAAAAATGAGTTACTTTGATAAGTTTAAAAGGAAGTGACACTAGTGAACAATCATGTTATAGATTTGACAAATAAGAAATTTGGAAGATTAACAGTTAAAGAGTTTGTTCGTTCTGAAAATGGTAACGCGTTATGGAACTGTTTTTGTGTATGCGGCAATGAAAAAGAAGTATTAGCTCAACATTTAAAACGTGGTCATGTTCAATCTTGCGGTTGTTTAGCTCGAGACAACGGGCGTAAACATGCAGATAAAAATTTGAGGTCAGAAACAGCACAAAAAAACGCCCTTAAAAGAAAACTAGAAGTAGACGCAGTCGATGGCACTATGAAATCAGCTTTAACTAGAAGCCTATCAGCAAGAAACAAGAGTGGGATAAAAGGCGTGCGTTGGGATGAGAAAAGAAATAAATGGGAAGCTTCTATTACCTTTCAAAAAAAATTACATTTTTTAGGCAGATTTGAAAAGAAAGATGATGCCGTAAAAGCACGTAGAGATGCGGAAGATAAATACTTTAAACCGATTTTAGATAAAATGAATTGATATAACAATTACGCTAAGCTTATGTTTAGCGTGTTTTTTTGCATAAAAAAAGCCTCGATTAAACGAGGCTTTTTCTTTCTAGTTTTTTTGAATTAGTTTTTAAGTACATAAGTTTATAGAGATTTATAATACTGTTCCGTATTAATTAAGTTTTTAATCTCTTAATACTTATACTATATATTTTTTTTATTCTTTTGTCTAGTATAAAAGACGAATTTAATATAGAATATTATTATACTTAATTTAGGGAGGATGCAATTTGGGATATAATCAGATGCTTGAAACACCACCGTTAAAGAAGTTTGCTGCCTTAGGTAATTTTAATAATAAATTAATTTATTTAGCAGAAAATTTAGCAGAAAAAGAAGATTGGTATTATGAAAATCCAAATGCTAAATCGTCAAACCAAAAGTATGGAGTTCTTTTTCAATTCATCCATCATACTTTTTCAAAATGTAAAGATGAAAACTTATTAAAATTTAAAGATAATCATTGTTTGATGAACACGGGATTATTGACTCAATCTGGGGAAGAAATTTTTATGCTTTTTACTAAAAATTCTAGGCCTAATGAACAAGAATGGTTTTTCAATAGTTTTTATCGCAGTTCTGACCACGATATACCTCAAAATATGCGCGGGTCTTTACCTGAACATATTGATTATTTTGCCTCAAATCCTCAAGATATGTACTTTAATACGAAATTAAATGTACTATACAACATGGAGCATATAGTTGAAGAAAATTTTACTAGACTACCAGAAGGCATACAACAATTGGATAAGAGTATAATTATAACAATCCTTAATTCTTCTACTGAACAAATGAAAAAGAGAATACTAAGAAATAATAGACTAGTAGTCCCTCAATACTATAATAAAAGAATTATGTATCTCGCGCCTTTAAGATTTGGTAAAGATACTCTTCCTCTAGCCATCGAAAAACACATTGACTCATATCGAATAAATACAATACTTACACCTGGAATGGCCTATTGTAATGCTCGTTTAATTATGAAACCTGAAAGTAACTGGTTAAACAATAAATAGTTTAATATAAAAAAGCCCCCGCACACGCGAGGGCAACAAACTAAATCTTTTTAACAAACTTCGTGTTAGCAGTGAGATAGTAACCGGATTTCGTTTTCAAGCGAGGTGTCCCGCCTTTAGTTTTAGCCATTCCAGTGATAGTGAAGATTGTGCCCGGTGGAAATGTGCCACCGGTTTTGGTTTTTGTTGTAAAGTCTACTGAATTGTATAAATCACACTGTACCAGTGTTTTAACTTTTCCTGGGTTTTCTGTGTAGTATGTGTTTTTGCTTGCTGGTGTGTGTGATTTTCCTGCTTTTAACTTCGCTAATAATGTTGTGTTCTGCGTTGCTGTTCCACTGTAATTTTTAATTCCGTAACTTGTCGCTAGTTTTTTGCGATTCGCAAAGCTTGAATCTAGTTTGTTTAAATTCATATAATCTACTAATCCTAGACTGTTCGTGTTCGCATTTGCGCTCGGTTTAGGAGAATTACTAGTACTAGCTCCTTTTCCAAAAGTATCAGTCCCATAGCCTTTATAATTAAATTGAAGGTGTGGATTGTCTACAAATCCAGACCAATCACCGCCCCATTCAAATCCAAGGGACTTCGCTTTTGCCACAAATTTCTTGCCTTTATCTGAACGATAAGCACCCCAATCGACCGTTTTACCTTTCGTCATGGCGAAATCTAGCGCTTGTCCTACTAAATGATAAGAGCGCATTGTTTGAGACGCTCCGCTAGCAACATTTGCGGCTTGTTGTTCTTTCGTTCTAATTGTTTCGTAGATTAATACTTCAATTCCGTTGTTTTCGGACCAATCTAGCAATTTTCTAGCTGCCGCTTTCGTATTGTCTGCTAACTTATTTACATTTGCCAAACTTCTACTATAATAATAACTTGTCATTATTTATCATCCTCTCCATATTTTTTGCTTCGATTAGTAAATTGTTCAAATAATCCAGTACCACCAGCTCCTGCTAAAGCGCCTGCCCAAATCATCGTTGCAAGCGATCCAGAGCCGTCCAAAAACGTTGCTAATGCGCCCAGAATAGCACCAATAAGTATGCTAACAGTCGGAAGCCACTTAGACGGGACTAACTCCGTCTTCTTAATCGCCTGAACAAACACAGGTGTTACAACTACTAAAAATGTCATGTAAACTAGTAACTCTTTTCCAAACTCCATTTCTATCATCCTTCACTTCGTTATTTTGTGTTCCAACAAATCTACTTTGTGAGCTAACTTTCCGACTGATTTAGACAAGCTGTCAATTGATTGTTGTTGCTGTTTCATCATGTCATTTTGCCTATCCATCAATCGCTGTTGTTCGTTCATCGTACTTATAAATTTATCTCTCTCTTCTTTCGATTCCTTATTACGCTTCTCTCGTTCTTCCTCCACTTTTTCGCGTTCTTCTTTCATTTCTATTCTTACAATTTTCGAATCATCCCAAATTCTTTTTGTGATAATTAGTAAGATTATAAAAAGCGCTACAAAGAGCGCCGCGAAGAACATTTCTTTCGCTAAAGCATAATCAAAAACTTTTGTTAGTCCATCATACATTTTCATCATCCCCCATAAAAAATAAGCCTATTCGGCTTCTATTTCTTCTGACTGTATTCGTTGTTGTTCTTGTTTTAGCTCATCCACTTTTGCTTTTACCTGACCTCGCAAATTCGCAGGAACTTCTTCAATAGTTTTTCGATTATTCATCACTAAATTCACGTAAATTGGTATCATATAAGCCATTTCATCACCCTAAATTACTTTCGAACAATGCCGCTAACGCTTCTTGGGTGAGTAGTAATTCCTCTCTTAATTTTTCTATTTCCGTTTTTTCTGCGGGTATGATTGGATTTTCTAATTCCCATCTTTTCTTGTCTTCGTCCCAATCTTCCCCATTCCAACGCGGATAATACATTGCTCTTGCTATGCCGTTTTCGATTATGGAAGGTTCAATATTTGTAGAATTTTTCGGTTGATTGATTAAACCTTTTTCATCTTCAAACACAAGTATTGTTTCGAGATAATTGCCATTTTCATCATATGCGTAAAACTGTTTATAGTTCATGTTTACTCCTCCTAATTGCCAACTTCGTATAATATCGTTGAAAGGCTTACGTACGAAGGATTAGCATTATCTGTAGATGACACTTGTAATAGCTTTCCGTCAACTGGAATAGCAATACGACCACCGTTCCCGTTATTTGAAGTGGCAGCACCGTAATAAGTGACAATTGGTCTTGTGCCAGCGGGCATTGTTGCAAGAGTACTATTTGCTGTACTAATAAATGTACCAGCAACTGATCCGCGGAATTCAGCAAAAGTTTTCAAACCGGTAGAAGTTTGTTTTGCTACCAGTCGATATTGAGGTGTATTACTGTCGCCAGTTGAGTAACCAGAGGCGAGGGGTACATTTATCCAAGCTCCGTAACTATCCATCTTGCTATCTGTATATGCTTTAGCAGAGTTTAATGCACTATCCGCTTTTGCTTGTGATCCCGCAGTATTTTCTTTTGTATTCCAATTTGTTTTATCAGTCATCGTCACATGAATGTTTGTGTTGTTTATATGATTTTCAAAATCTGCTTTTTGGGGAAATTGGTCTGGATTAAGACTATCGAATGTGTTTTTTAATTCAGTAGCTTGTCCTTGCAAATCATCAATTTCATTTTGAAGAATTTCCACTTTTTCGTTAAATATTTTTTCGTAATCATCCCATTTTTCAACATAATAGGTAGCAACGGGCAAAAAATTATCATCAATCATCGCTTTTTCAATAACAAAACTAAAACGATTGATTTGCATTGTTTGATTTGGATATTTAACGTACAATTCTGCATTAGCTTGTCCGTCGTGACTTATTTGCTCATCAGTCAATGAGTATTCAAAAACACCTTCTGTTCTGTTAATTATTTCTGGATTAACAATGTAGCTACTTTCGTATTTTTTGCCAACAGACAATACCATAGCAAGCGTTACCTCTGCCGCGCTTGAAAGTGGTAAATTGTTATCATCTTTTTTTGCAGTAAACTTTAATCGCGCAGTCCCTCCAGAGTCTTGCGTACTAAATTTTATCTGAGGAACATTAGCTTTAGCGTTCTGTGCACTAACAGAAAAATCAAGAATAGCTGATTTAAAGATTTGATTTGTCATTAGAATATCTGACCTCCCGCTTGTTTCAATTCTGCGGTAGTAGCGTTTAAAACTGGCGTACCAGACTTAACCAAAATGCCTCCGCTAGCAGCTTTTAAGCCGACATTCGAAGTTGCTTCGCATGTATTTGTTGATGCAAATAAAGCGTGTCCCATGTACTCGGACGACATAATAATGTTTTGATTTTTAAAATAGTTGCTATAACAGTTACCTCGAGATTGATTGTATTGCACAGTTGTAATATTAGTTGCTTTCAAATTAGTGTCAAATCGGCATTTAGTAACTGTGCCGTACCAGCACCTTGCAAACTGAATTACCGTAGAATTATTATTCACTGCCGTACTCATAGAATTAAGTCCTTGTACCACGCACTGAAACATGATGCCAGAAAACAGAATACTTTTAACAAAAAAACCTGTTTGTCCAGTTGTTGGGTCGATTGTTGCTAAATTTGTAGGCTGGATATAAAAGCATTCTGCGCCGCTGAACGACTGTACTACTACATCTTCGTTATATTGCCCCGGCTCACAAAAGATATAAATAAAGCCTCCTACTTTTACTTTCGGAACCATATTTACAGCTTTTTGAATCGTCTTGAATGGTGCATCAATAGCTCCTGTTCCTGTTACATCATTTCCGTTTGTTGAACTAACATAATACTCAATATTTGATGCAGAATTACCGTACAATTCATCTAGTTTACTTTTTAATACTTTATTTTCTTCGTTTACTGTTTGAAGTAGCGCATTTGATTCAGCTAAATCACTTGCAATTGCTGAATAGTCACCATTTAGCCGCGAGTTTAAAGTGCTGTAGACTTGACCGTTTTTGCTAGTTCTAGCATCTACTACTTCAGTAATATTATTTCCGCCAGCTTCTAAAACAACATTATCAATTCTGTTATTAGTTGCATTTATATCTACATCTTTTGCTAATGAATCTTTTTCTAATTTTTCCATATTAGCATTAAACTGCTGATACTTATTAGAATCAAAAAGTGTATTTCCCCATTTATCAAGATTTAACATCTATTTCGCTCCTTTCAATACTTTTGCTAATTGGGCCATTATTGATACTATCGACTTTTTATTATTTGAAAGTGTGATTTCTGGCGCTTTTATTGTGAATGGGTATTTTTTATATGCAACTATCTGCACATCATAATCAATGCCAAGCGGTTCATAAATAAATAGAACATAATCACCTTTTTCACACTCATAATCATTCTTCAATATCACGCTTCCTGTTGTTGCTGGATAGTCTTGTAATTCAAGTTTAAGTCGCCTTTGCATGTTACCTACAACAGTGTATCGTTCATCTGAAACGGGTTCTTGCCAACGAATGCCCCATTTTTCTGCTTCCGGGCTAGTGTATGTGACTGGAGAAAAATAGTTATTTCCGTTACTATCAACTTTTCCATATCCTTTAATTTTCGTTTTTAACGAAAGAGTATCAATATCAAAACTTGCTTCGTCTGTATTGTATTTATATCTGATGAAATTTTCTGTCTTAGCTCCATAATTTTCGCGCGGTTTAAATACTAAGTGTCGATTGTCTGGTATAACGACTACTCCATAATCATCGAGTAATTGATCAATAAGTGTTAAGTAGTTGTTATTTCCAAAGTTTTCTTGTTGAACTTTTTCTAGTATATTGGAAGGGTCTATTATCTCCCATGAAAAGCCCCTGCTATCAGATTTAAAGATATGAGTTAAGCACTGTTCTAAAGTAAAAGAACCTGTTATAGTGTCGTCTTGTCGCCCATCTTGACATGTATAATAAATGTGAGGCGCTTTAATATCTTTCGATAGCGTTTTTCCGACAGCATCATGACTTAATTGTTTAACGACAAATTCTTGCCCTCCAAAAAAAACAGAACTTTCATAATCTAAAAAAGAATAGCAGTGAGCGTTCTTGGGAGTTTGTACTACCTTAAACTCAATACTCCACATCTCGTTTTCTGTCCAACTTTCGCAAAAACTATCTTTATCGAAATCTGTTAATATTTCTTCGTTATTCTTCCAAAAATCAGCAACTATAATATCGCTATTCATATATTCACCTACTTGTACAAAAAGGAGAAATCCCACTTCGTATCTAAATGACTAGTATTGCTAATCTCGATAAGATTCTCTCCTTTTTTCAAACTTATTAAACCGTGATTCGTGTTACGACCGCAGGGATTTCCGTTTATTCTAGGTGTAGCGCAATCAATAATTAATGTGTCTGTTGTACTTAACGATGGATAATAGATAAATCTATCGCCTGTCGTAATATTATTAATTGTTAATTCTCCTTCATTCTGACCACGCAAAGTAATTGCTAAATAATGTTCGCGCGGGTCTATGTCAAAACTACCGCCATTATAAATGATGAAACGACTTTTAGTGTGAGTATATCTATAATCCTCCATTGCTAGACCTTGACCAAATTGCCATTTATCGCAATCAATTTCAGAATCGCTAAGCGTAGAACTTAGCGATTCTGAATAACCTCGAAACACATCGAATTCAAGTGTCAAATCTGCGTATCCCGGAGCTTTGCGGTCAATACCAACGTCACTCGGATGTACTCTATATTTTTTACCAGGCGTTTTAGAATGAACTAAAAAATACTCGCTCCTTTGATAAATCAATTCCATTAACTCATCTAGTTTTACGTGGTATAAGTCTGCTGATTCTGTTCTGAAATGGCACAAAAACGAGATAAGAAACATGCTAAAGTTACTGTCTGTCGTTCTAGCGCCGTCAGAACCAGCGAATTCAGTATAATTATTAACTATTTGCGGCGGTTCTCTGCTCACTTCTCCTACCTCTAAATCAAATAATTCATTAAGCATATATGTTTTACCTTCAATTACTAATGCCAGCGATGTAGCCATATTATAGCCCCTTCCCATAGAATGCTAGTGATGTAGAACTTCCTAAGTGATTATTTGTATTATCTGCAAGATCCTTGCCGTCAACATAAAAGTTAATAGGTCTATCGCCAGATTGTTGAATAGCTTTGATTAAATCAGCGTTGCTAGACTCTTTTGTTTTGTTGTCAATAATTGTTTTGACGGTGATAGTTCTGTTTAAATCTACGCTTTTTAGGCCCAATGCTTTTTCTGCAGAGATTTTCGGGAGATTGATAGCCGGTACCGTCATATTAGAAGCGGCGTTTACTACTTTATCAACCATTTTGTTAGTTGATTGAACAGCTCCTTTAGCGCCAGCTAAGACTCCATTTCCAAGGCCTCCCGTGAAGAATTTTCCGAGTTCGATGGCCACACGTGAAGGAGAATGAATTTTAAGCGCCTTTTTCACTGAATTAGTGATTGTGTTAGCAATGCTCTTAGCTGTTTTTTCTAGTTGTTTTTTCTGACTGTTTAGTCCGTTTATTAAACCTCTTGCTGCGTTAATACCAGCAGAATACATCGCATTAGCCGCTGTGTTTCCCATTGACTTAGATGCTGAATTGATTTGATTCTGCGTGCTATTAATCGCTTTGATAGTTTTAGCGTCAGACTTAGCAAGAGCTTGCGCATAAGATGAACCATTTTCTACTCCCGCCTCCAGAATGTCGTTTATAATGTCTTTGCTAACACCTTTTTTACGCAATTTTTCAACATTTGCTTGAAAAGCTTTAATTTCTTTTAAGCGTTTCTGCATTTCTGCTTGGATTGATTGCGGATTTTCTGGGTCTACATTGCTAATAGATCCATAACTTTGCATTTTTTCAGTAATTGAAGCTGCATACTCTTTACTCTGCTTCGTCAAGTCCGCCATTTTAGTATTAGCAGCTTTTAATTGAGCGACTACTTTATCACGTTTCTTAGCTGTCGCTGCTAATCTGTTTGTTTGTTGAACAATGTAACCTTCAATACTATTCAGGGCCTTAGCTTGTTTGAGTTGGCCACTGCTCTTATTCTTAGAATGCAATCCCGCGTCAATCGCTGAGGATATTTTGTCTTTCAGCGTACTAGACAGCTTCTTGATTTGCGATTCAGTTCCTAGCGCGCTTGCTACAAGATTATTTGCCGCTTTCGTCACTGCTTTATTTTTGTCTGCGATACCTAGAGAATAACCAGTTCCGAAGTCTCCACCTAGTTTTTTCGACTCTTTCGAAGGCGAATGCGAGTCTTGTTTTTTCTGAACTGCCGCTAGTGCTTTATTTGCCAAAGAAGCAGCCGCTCTACCAACCGCGCCCATACCACTCAAAATGCCGTTTACGTATCCAGAAGCAAAATCAGAACCAACTCCACTAGAATCAACCGAACCAGCACCAGATTTAGCAGAATTCCCCACGCTTGACCCAGCTGAATAAGCGCCGCCTTTTCCTCCCATAACTCCATTGTTAAAGCCTGCGCTGTCTTTTGAACCAACTGCTTTGAATGCGTTCGGGTCTGTCGCGCCTTCTTTTGCTTTATTTTTAACTGCTGAACCAGCTGATTTAGCAGCGCCTTCCTTACCTTTTACACCGTCCGCAAAGTTCTGTCCGCCAGTTTGACCTTTTGTTTTCATTTCCGAGTCAATAGAGTCAGTGCCCATTTTTACGCCATCAACTAAATATTTGCCAGCTCCCTGAAAGTCACCAGATTTGATAGCTGTTAAAAATTGATTTTTCCCACTTTCTCCATTCAAAAACATACCGTTTGGCAAGCTAGAAATAGTGCTAAGAACATCATTATTAATATTTAAAGCTGCTGTAGTATAATCGCCGCTTTGAAGCGCTGTGACAAAAGCTCGAACACCCTCTCCGCCTCGTTGGCTCATAACTGCTGCTAATCCTGCTAGTGTATTATCAATAGAGCCACTCACTTTTACAAAGTCTTGCCAAACTGCGCTTAGTTGTTCATCACTAATATTTCCCATTTCTGACAAACCTTTTGCAAAAGTTTCTGCGTTTAAAGTCCCGCCATTCGCAATAATTGAGTTCATTTCAGATGCCCAATTTTTAAGGTTAGTAGACAATGTTTGATTTTTCTTTGTTTGTTCGTCGATTTGAATTTGATAGTTTGCTTTTTCTGTTTGTGTAGAAGCTTCAGCTTTCTTCTTTTTCAAATCAGCTAGTTCTTTTTCTCCTGTTTCGACTGCTTTTTTTCTATCTGCATATAAGCTTTTTTGCACTTCGATGCTTGTAGAGCGTTCTTTTTCGTTTAACGTCTTGCCGTTTGCTAATTTCAGCAAATTGCCTTCTACATAAAGCTGGTTTTGTTTTGCTAACTCTGCTTGAATATCCGCCGTTTGTTGTTGTAAAAATTTCTTTTGTTGTGCAGTTAATTCTGTGCCGTCGACCCACTTATTGCCTTTCAAAAGTTTTGCATAATCTGCTTGAAGGGTTAAAAGTGTACCGTTGTTTTTATTGATTTCTGATACCAACGCTGTGTTCGCATCCGCTATAGCTTTTTTACGCTTATCTCCTTCTAAAGTTTGCGCTTTTTCCATAGCAGCAGTATAAGCATCTTGTGACTTTTTAGCTGATTCTTGATACTGACTGTATAGCTCTTTAGCAGAATTCAAGAACGACTTAGTTTTCTCGCTAAGTTTATTGCCGTACTGATCTACTCCACCGCTTAACATCGTATCTATTGCTTGATTTGACTTCGAAACTGTTGTTTCTGTTTGCTTAGCAGTAGATTCAACTAGTTTTAATGTGTCTTTTATTTTTTTACCTGATGTTTCTGTTTTCTTCGCTGTTTTTTCGGCTTCTCCACCCATTTGTTTGAAGGCTTCAACAGTACCAGTTAATGCATAATTATCTTTATTAAAAGCATCTTTAATAGCTGAGCCAGCATCGACAAAGGCATCTTTGGACTGTTCTAAGCTTTTCTTAGCACCTTTTAAATCACCTTGTAGCACTTGAAATGCCGCTTTAATAGCATAGTAAAGTCCCTGTAACGCTTTAATAGCTACTAACACTATTCGTGCTAGCACTTGAATAACATCAACTACAGCAGCTAAAGCAAAACCAAGTACAACCCACGCCCTCACGCCGATATATTTCAATATGCCTTTAAACCCGCTTCCGACGGGTTTTAGGGCTGATACTATTTGTTTGAAAACATCTATTATCTTGCCGAATGAGTTTTTCACCGCTTCCCACATGCCAGATAGAAAGCTTTTTATCCCCGCCGTGTTTTCCTTAAAAGCGGTATACATTCCATAGATAACAGCTATCACTGCGCCAACCGCCGCAACAACAACGCCAAAAGCAGCAGTTGTTGAGCCGAGTGTTCCTACTAATTTAACGAATGACCCTTTAATTGTATTAGCTACAACTGAAAGTAGTGACCCGCTAGACGTCAAACTTTTTATCGCTCCTGCTAGTTTAGCTACTTTTGAAAATACGCTACTAATAATATTAAAAGCTACAAATCCTGCGGCAACTTTTGCCAATAGTGGTGCCCACTCAATCAAAACAGGTATAAACTCTTTTATCTTCTGAATTAAATCAGAAAGTTTTTTCTGGAATTCTGGGCTTGCTGTTACTGCCGCAAACTGTTTGAATGCGTTTTTAGCAACGTCTAACGCCTGAATTATCGGACCTTTTAGGTTTTCTACGATATTCGCAAGACTCTTAACAGCTGCCGTTTTCATGTTCGCAAATGAACCGCTGATAGTGTTACCTGCTGTTTTTGCTAGACCTGCCATTTTAGCCGTGTTCCCAGCCATTCCTGTTGTTCCTTCTTCGATACCTTTTGTTAGCATTGCAATAGCTCTAGTTGATTCTAATGATCCCTCGGAAACATATTTCTTCATTTCTCCAACAGATTTACCAGTCGAATTCGCTAAAATTTGCCAAGCAGGAACACCCGCGTCAACTAAACGGTTAATATCGTCTGCATAAGCAACACCAGACGCTTGTAATGCTGAGATAGCATCTGTCATCTGGTCAATTGATTCTGAACCATTTCCGACACCATAGGCAGCGTCAGCAATAGCGGTGAATACAGGTTTTACATTCGCCGCTTTCATGCCTGCCGCAACCATTTTTTTAGCGCCTAAAGCGACGGCATCGAGCGCAATTGGTGTACCATCGATAGCCGCTGTAAGGTCTGTCATAACTAGTTGCGCATCTTTTGCTGAACCAGTAAGGACTGTTAACGATTTAGTTGCAGTATCAATCGTATCAACTCGACCAATAGCGCTACCCACAACATTTTTAGTTGCTGCAATTAATCCGAACGCTGCTGCTAATCTGAGAATACTAAAGCGAGCTTGTTCGGCGGGCTTTTCAACTGAATTTTTAAGCGCTTCACGCATTCCGGCGCCTGCACCTTTCGCCGCCGCTTTCGCTGCGTTAAATCCGCTTACTAATCCACTTTTAATTAACGAACCAGTGCTTTTTGCAATATTCCCTAGGCCTTTTAATGCTGAAATACCAGCTTGGCCAGCCGCTTTAGCTCCGGATTTCACAGCGCTAAAGCCTGTTTTTAATGCTGATTTCACTGTTGTTCCTGTCGTTTTCGCCGCGCTTGCTACAGCGCTAAAAGCTGTTTTCATTGCGCTACTTACTGCTAACGCTGCTGATTTTGTAGCACTAGGAATAGCTTTCACAGCGCTAATAGTTCCTTTTACGCTCATATAAGCAGCAACTACCACCGCTTTGTAAGCTACTACGAAACTGTTTTTCACTGCTGTAGCCGCTGTTTTAGCAGCTCCTGGAATACTTTTAATAACTTTTACAGTAGTTTGAGCAAAAGAAATAGCAGCCGATTTAGCTGCTTGTAAACTACTTACTAATGCGGATTTAATACTGATTCCAGCGCTTTTAATTGCGCCGGGGATGGATTTAATGACATTAATTGATATTTTAACAGCTGACACAATACTACTTTGTACTGTCTTAGCAATTGAAAAGAAGCCGTTTTTGATATTAACTGCTGTGTTTTTGATACTCGTTCCAAGATTTTTAACCGCTGTAATAGATGCTTTAGCAGCGTTTACGAATCCAGTTTTTACAGTGGATGCAAGTTTAGATAGTGCCGCTTGTACATTAGAAGGTAACTCACGTATAAAGTTTAAACTAGCTTTTAAAGCATTTGAGCCTGCGTTTCCCATGCTTTTAAACGCATTAACAAATGTGTCTTTTAATCGTTTTGATTGACTAGCAATATCAGACACTGCTTCTCTGTATGCTTTATCTAATGCCGCCCCAGCGTTTGTTCCTGCTTTTGCCAAATCTTTTTCAAACGCATCAAGTTGTTTATCTGCTTTTTTATCGTCTAAACTAATCTCAATTACTACTGATCCATCGCTCATGTTCTCACCTCTAATCTTTTAACTTATATCTGTTTTTCAGTTTAATTAATTCGTTTCGTTCTTTTTCTGTTCCTTTCCCAGAAGGTAATTCCGCTTGCCTAATGCCGATTATCGTTTTAATTGTTGTATCATCACGCAAACTTTCTAACAATGCTCTAAACTTATACCAGTGCATTTTCCCTCGACTATCTAATAAATCAATATTGTAGTCTTGTAAAAAAGAAGCGTAGATATAATCCGCATCTTGCGTTAACGAATATGAAGCAATTTCTTCCGCATCGTCATTGTTGTTTGTAGCGCTTGGCATCTTGTTTCCGTCGATATCATAAAGCAGACCATCATCATTTTCTTTAACAATATAATTAGTGAAAATATCAATAAGTACCAGTGATTTTTCTTCAATATTCGCGTATTCGTCTTCCTCATTTGAACGTGGCCAAGGCATATCATCAGCAAAAAGCACATCAATTGCGAGGTTAGCTCTGAACACATCAGACAAACTATTATCTTCCGTTAAATCAATCACTCTTAGAACGTTGTCAAAAGCTAAATCGAGCTTATACTCTTTTCCTTCATATTCATAGATATCGTTAACTCCAAAAGCGAGCGAAAGCATTTAATCACTTCGCTTTTTTAGTCATTTTTGCTTTATATTTCTTTTGAATTTCATTTTGTTGTTTTTCTACTGAACCGACAATGATTTCTGCAACTTGATTGTATACTTGGTACATTTTTAAAATATCTTTGCATTGCGCATAACATTTATCGAATGCTTTTTCGTCATCCAATAAAATTGCATATGCTTCAGTTAAAGCCTCTTTTACATCTTCTTCTAATGTAAAATATTCTTCTGAACTCATTTCGTCTGTATTATCAATGTTGTATTTATTTAATTTTTCCAGTTTCTTCTTGTACTTCTCATCTGCTTCAATCCATTTGCGGCGCATTTTATCACCCAAACCAACTCTAAACAGTTCCGTGCCAAGCTGAAACTCTTGATACGATTCTTCTAATTGAATATTGATTACATTATTTTGTGTCATGTATGATTTCCTCCAATTTAAAAGCCCCTACTGAAAGTAAGGGCTCATTTATTAATCTGCTGCTTCCACTGTTACTTGTACTACTTTATTGATAGAAAGGCTTTCTTTAGATGCGACAGTTATGTTTGCTGTTCCTTCTGCTACCCCTTCGACCACGCCGCTAGCATTTACTTTTGCCTTTGGTGGATTTGAAGAAGTAAAAGTTACTTCTTGACTTGCTCCGACAGGTAATACTGAAGCAGTAATAGTGGATGTTTCACCAACTTTTAACGTAATAGTCGCCTTGTCCACTTCGACGCTGGACGGGCTCTCTTCAGGGTTTTGTAATCGTTGGTGTTTCATCATAGGCAATACGACAGGAAAACGCTGGGAATTCTGTAGCATCGCCGCCACCCGCGGAGCCTTTAATTTCTGATACAGTTGCTTTGCCGATAGCCGTTTCCGTATCTGGAATTTCGATTTTAAACATAATACCGCGATTTTCCGGCGTTCTACGTTTAGCGACAATTAAGTTTTGCGCAGCGTCTTCACGATCGTGTGTACCTTCGAATGTGTAAGCTTCTGAGTAACCTAGCACGACTGTTTTTTCGTTGCCATCGCCATCATAGTCGCCTTGCTCTTCAGTGTTATCAGACCCATCATCTGAAACGTTTGTAATCCATTTTGACAGGCGTTTCCAAACTGGTTCACTCGCACCATCGATAATTTCAGCAACAAAGTATTTCGTTTTCGCATTTTTAATTCTAGCCATTTTTATTTTTCCTCGCTTTCAATATATAATTTGATTTTGAAACTAGCGCTATAAATGAATGTTCCATCATCGCTCGCCGAAACGAGGTTCGGCACACTAGTTGTTTCTTTGTCTTCTAGCACAAAGCTGTTATTTAAGCTCTTAATACTCTCTATTTCTGTATTATCAAAATAAGCAGTAATTGCATTCAACACATTTAAAATTTTCATTTCTTGCTTGCTAGAGCCGTTTAGGTTAAAAGAAAAAGACCGCTCATAAGAGCCGTCTTGATAACCTTGTTTGTCGTTATTTGGAGTCAGTAGCAAAGCAATCGATTCAGGTTTTAATATCGCTGTTCTTAATTTCATATCTTTTAAATCTACGTTGTTTTCGATAGCATCCATAACACTATCTAAAAAATCTAATGACATTATAGTCCCTCCTCAACTGCTTTTTGCGCTACTTCTATCCAATTTTCCAGCTTATCTACTTTTGCCCGTTGGTCCCATTTCGGTCCAGCCAACGGATGATGTGTGAGTGTGAAATTGAAGTTTATTCCGTTGTAGAGTCTCCGTGCATAAATAGATGTCCACATTATTTCTTTGTCATTCATAATAACGTATTGATTTGATAAATCACCCTCCAAAAATGGGACATACAAAGAAATATCGGCAGCGGCTTGATTTATTAAAGCGAATTGCGCACCTTCCTTTGCTTTTTTTACATTCTTTTTGGCTTTTGAAAGGTCAATATTAACTTTAATCGGCATCAAACCACCTCTATCTCCCAATGGTGCACATTTTCAGAGGTCGCATAACAAGGTATAACTTTGACAATCTTATAAGCTTTTCCAGAGAAAAAAATTCTCGATCTACTTATAAAATCAGCTGGCACGTTCATGCTGTTCACTGCATCAATAAAGATAACCGCGTCATATCTATCACTATCGGATAATCCCGCGATTTGATTTGATTTTGAGAAATCAACACGAACATGTTCAATCTCAATGCCTTTTTCATAAACGACTTGATTATGTCTATCTTCTTCTTTGTACGCTTCATAACTAATGTTATGAATTAACCAATCGAGAGGTAACGGAGGGGCGTTTGTTATCGGTTTTAATACTTTCATTAACGAACACCTACCCCGCTATAAAGCAAACCTGTGTGCGCTAAATAGGACCTTACATCGCTACCAATCAATCCGCTATTAAGCGATGTAGCAGTTGATGCAAAGTTACTATCACTAATAGAAGTTCTTCCAATACTCACGTTATCCGGCTTAGAAACAGCTAACTCACTTGTTCCGCCCGCTTCCTTAAAATACTCGATTTGATTACAAGTAGCTAACTGTATTTGATGCTGAATAAATTCGCTAAACGATTCAATCCCGCTTTTGCGTATTCGGTAAAATGTCACTGAATCAATTTTTCTTTCGGCATGCTTTAACAGTTTGGCAAATTCTTCCTGTTCCAAATGCTCCCCAGCGTATTCATTAGTATAAAATTCTAATGTGGTGTAAGGCATATCACTCACTACCTTCCAACAGAGCTAATAACTCCGCTTTTTTCGCATTACTTGCGAATTCGATATTTCTATTCGCAAGTTCTTCTTTCAATTCTCCTACTGTCATATTTGAAAAATCTTGAATCGGCGCGCTATCAGTTTCACCCGACCGCGCCGCCATTAGTTTCCCGAAACTGGAACTACTTTCACCGCTTTTGTTTCATCAACTAAAGCAACAGCATAGTGCTGATCGGCATTAAATTTAGTTAATTTATGATCCATATCACGCCCTACTTCCGCTAAAATATTGCGTTTTAAAAATGTTTTTAGAGCCCCAGCTTTTACAGCTAGCCCAGTCCCTACTGTTAATTTTTTAGTACGGACAATCTCCCAGCCAAGCAACTCACCAAACACTCCTTTAACAAGTAAATTATCCCCTAATTGCGATGCTCTAGTCCAACTCTCTGCTGCCTCTTTGCGAAGTTTTGCTGCATCCTTGTGATTCAAGAAAAGGACACCTGTAGATGTAATTGCTTCATCTTCAATTGCATCTGGAGCATCTACAAATGTATTTTCAATTTGGTCAATTAAATCAATATTAATTGCACTTTTAACTTCTAATGTTGTTGTTAAAGCTTCTGCTAAAATATCATTATCCACTTTTGAAGCAATAGACATGCGAATTTGAGTTTGCGCTTCTCCGACGGGATTACCATATCCAGAAAGTACTGCTTCATCTGTAATCTTAACACCTTTGCCAGCCTTTTTAATTCCGTGCTTTACGGATTCAGTTTCAAGTGCGGAGTAATCAATTGCCGCTCCTTCTGCTACGTCTTGAGCATCGCCAATATACTTAAATTTAGGGACAGTGATTTCAGAGCCGGGTTGTCCCTCTAAACTGTTATCAATTGGTGCAATACCCCCAAATTTAATCGCTTTTGGTAGTTGTGCGGAAATCATCGGCGCCATCACTTCTGGGTCAATCAAATTCGCTAATTTCGTTGTTAAATCTGCCATCTTTTTTACCTCTTTCTATTTTTTATTTTGTGATACTTTCGAATGCTGCTGGATCACTAGCTTTTAAATCTGCGAGCTCTTGATAGCTATAATCTGCCAGCGATTTACTAGTATGGTTATTATTAATTTGATTCCCATTGATACCCCACTTAGGTGCTACATTTTCGCTTTCTTGGCCAAACAAATAAGCATCGCTTTCTTGCAGTGCTCCTAACTGTTCGTCAAGGCCTTTCAAACCTTCGTCTGTTAGTTCTAGTTTGTCGTTATCCAGTAAAGCTTTTACAGCCTTCGGATTTCTTGCTTTCGCATTTGCTAAAGCTAAATCAAGTGCTGCACCTTTGCGAGTTTCTACTAATTTAGCTTCCGAATCTTTTTTCAAAGTTTCGTAATTGTCTTGCAGTGTTTCTAATTGAGTTTTTAAAGATTTGCTTGTTCCGGAATCAGTTTTCAAAGCTTCGATATCATCGTCCCGTTGCGCAAGCTGGCTTTTAAGCCCGTCTCTTTCTGCTTCCGCTGATGTTACCTTGTCCTTTTCGTTCTGAATCGACTTACCGTGTTCTGCCATAATAGAGTCGATAGTTTCCTTTTCCAAGCCTAATTCCTTCAAAAAGTCTCTTTCCATTTCTTATTCCTCCTACGTTGTTTTTACGTGATACGATCACGAGAGCCGACTTTTAACGACTTTCGTTCAGGTCGAATGTTATGCATATACTTTTTCTCTGTTGTATTGCCTTGTTAAATTATGTGTTTTTACAAATGCTCTTAGCTTACTTTGCTTCGTTCTAACAGCCTGTTTTGCTTTTTTAACTGCTAGTTCATCGCCTAATTCTTCGGCAGCTGACAGCTTGCGTTTAGCTGCTCTTATGTCGCGTTCCATCAATCGTTGTTGCTGACTCAACATATAAACGCGTTTGTTTTCTTCTTCGTCTACTAGCTCGCTCTCGTCCGGCGCAATGTTAATGCCTTCAATAAAAGCAAAACGATGATGACGGCAATTACAACCGAAAATTCCATCGCCATAGCCATATCGCAATTCTGGCGAGTAAATAGACATGTATTTATTGCCGTATTTTGAGCGAGTTTCTTCCACAGATAACAAAGAGATAACTTTGCCTTGAACAAGTGAGCAGGTTGGCCGAGCACCTACATGTTGTGAAATACGTACTAAATCCACGCCGTATTCACTCATTCGCTCGTCTTCAACGCTGTTATAAACACTGTTGACGGTTGTTCTGGTTACAGTCCGGACATATGCCTCGGGTGTCCACCTTTTATTAGCTTTATCTACAAGCGCAGGAACACCGTTTTCAGCGAATTTAGTTACTGCCTCAGCTAATGCTTGTCTATGTGTTTTTAAACCAGCTAAGACGCTCTGTGTCGTTTCGTGAATGATATCTGAATAGATTTGTCTTGCTTGCGATAACATCGTTTGATTGACGCGATTATAGTTACTTTGTGCTAACTTAAAATAACTTCTCATTACTTTATCGACTATCGTTTGTCCGTCAGCCACAAGTGGTAACACAGCACCAACTTCGGCTAATTTGCTGAAATAGTTATCTACTTGTTTTAAATCGCTATATCCTGCGTCTTTAACAATAGAAAAAAGCTTCTTAGCAGATACGCCGGAAGCTTTGGAAATTCGTTCAATCATTTGCTGATCTAGTGCATGAACTTGATTAAGTTTTTCTATTTGCCAAGCCAGTACATTATCTGCGCTGATATTTTTCTTTGTTTTCAATCGTCGAACAAGAAGAGTGAACAATTCATTTTCGAGCGTTGTGTATACATCAACGACCGGTTGCACAAATAAGTCTAATTGTCGAGGAGTTAGCGACATCTAAATCACTCCTCTTCTCCAAATATTCCGGTCATATCATTGTTAGGTATTTCCGCTTGTTTTTCCTTTGCTAACATTTCAGCCCATTCATCCGCTTCAGCTTCAGTAATATTCCAAGCACGCTGTAAAGCAATTTTCAGCGGTATCATACCTTGATTTTTAGCATTCGTATAACGATTGATAGTTGTATCTTCATCTTGTGCTATAGAATCGTCAAAATCGACTGTAATAGTGTCTAACTCAATTACTTCGCCAGAATAAGTTTCGATAAATTTCCCGACCTCAAGAATGCTCACAATCATTTCTTTTATACCTTGTTCAATTAATTGCGAATGACTGTTTTTAGTTTGATAGGTTTCTGACTTCTCGCTTACAACCTCTGTAGCTGTTTTTAAGCCGTTTTCATCGAAAGTGAATGTGCCAGCAGATAATCCAACTTGCATCGCATAAATACGTAGCATCGCGTTTATAGACTCGATGAACTCCGTTGAACGTATCTCAACAGATATATCTTTTATCGCTTTACCGTTGTCGTCTTGGTCACCTTGATACAAAAAGAATGCTTCATCGGTTGAATCGAAATACTGTGAAGTCGAGCCATCTAAGTTAACAGCAGTTTTAACGAAACTCGAAGGCACCAAAACTTTCTTTTTGCCTAATTTGAATTCTTGATAGTATGAATCGAACATCAAATCAAGCGTTTTTAATGTGTCCAATGCGTTAGCATAAACAGAAATGCCGAGCGGGCTCGTTAAATTCTTGTTATTCGCTATATTAGGTTTGATATAAATGAACGATGGGCGGGTAAATTTTGGTAGTGGTACAACTGGCTCAATATCATTAAACAACAGTTTTAAACTTACTTTTGTACCAAGCTCGTTCGGCATGTCTGACTGATAAAGTTCTGTCGTGACTGTATACACATCGTCATGCCATTCGTTCCACTCAAGCAACGTATAATATTTATCGTTTTTATGAAAACTATTAGCAATAACACATTCGTCTACATTCTCGCTATCATTTGAGAGAGGATACATACAATCAGCTGTTGCAAATGAAACTTTGACGTTTTTATTGCCGTCGTGATAAACCTTTATCACGAAGCCGCCCATCGCTTCTCCGTATTCGATGTAACGCTCCATATTCTTCGTAAAACCGTTTGTTTTGAGTACGTTAAGCACGAACTCTTCTGCTGCTTCATCATCGATATTGATTTTCACTTTCTCGTTAAAAAGAAGCTTTGACATGTACTTAGCTGTGACCTTCGGCAAATTCATAGATAATTGGCGTCTGTTGACTGGATTGCCATTGTGTTCGTAATTGAGATTATGCCATTCAGCATAATGGCCTTGGTACAATCGTTTCCATATGTCAATATACTTATAATCTTCATCATTAACATTTACTTTTTTATGTTCCGTTACATCTTTCAGTGCTTTCAATAGCCCCATTCTCCGCATCACTCCTTTCACTCCCGCGATTATTTGGTTTATCAAGGTTTTCACCTCCTAATATTTGAGCCCCAATTTGCGTAAATTATCTTTAACATAGTACTGAAAAGCGTCGCACGTATGATCGTCTTCTTTGATGACCTCAGGCTTATCTGTGTTAACAGTTTTGACATCCCATTGATATTTGCGGTGTTCTTCGATGAATATTTGATTTTCTGGAATATCAAGATAATAAAAACGACCTTGTGCTAATAAATCTTGCACAAAGTCGACCATATCCACTTTTCTACCTTTTGCGACGGGGTGTAAGCTAACACCGTAATCTTTGTAGTACTGATTTCGAAGCCCGCCCTCCGCACTATCTACCGTTTGCATATCGACAGGCGCATTATACTTCGCGACTATTTTAGTCATGAACTCGCGTAACTCTTTTGAATAATCCGAAGGCGCTTTTTTAACAACTTGATTCGCGGGACTGTAATAGTACGTGTCTAGTAAGATAACATTTTTCTTTGCTGTAAAACCTAGCGCTAGACATGTGGTAGCTGATACTTGATGTCCAGTGTCGATAGCAAAGTCAATCATTATAATTCTATCGTCCGGCGGGATAGTTTTAAGTTTTTGGAATAAATTCATGTTATAAACGTTTGTGCCTAATCCCACCGCTTCTCCTAAATATAAATAGCGGTAATAGTCATAATCATTTTCTTTTATCCGATTGATTACATCTAGCATTTGGTCATTAACAAAACCTAACTCGTCATTCAAATAACTTGATTCATGAACTAAATAGGTCGAATTACTTCGTTGCTGGTCTGCCCATTCGTTTATCCATGAGTAAGGGTTACGAGGGGGATTATATGACCAAAAGAACCGAACAAAAGCAGCTCTTTTCTGTTTTTGCCTCATAAACGTTGTGTTAGTTTGGTCGAACTCTTCCGCGTCTTTAAACTCGGCGGCTTCCTCATACCAAACAGCTATAATGTCGTTAATGTCATTAGACTTTAGTTTCTGAAAGTCATCTTGTCCGTAGAAATAAAAAGTTGAACCCGTCTTTTTATGGGTTATTTTAAAGGGGCTGACAGTAGTATCAAATTTATTTATCAAAAAGAACTTTTTCAAGGCCCATTGGATTTTATTAAATACAGAATCACGGATTGTATTTCCAACTTTTCGAATTACAACCACATTCGCTTTCTCGCCTCGTGATAGATACGGTATTAACAAAGAAACCAGTAACAAAGCTATAACGGATGATTTAAACGAGTTACGACCACCTTTTAGGACATTAAAAGGCTTTGCCGCTTTCCAAACTTCAGCAAAATGCGGGTTTACTTCTTTACGGATGTCTATTTCTTTTTTAGCCATCGCGTTCACCCCACGGGTCAATGATGGTAATTTGGTCGTTATCGTCTTCTCCGTTATCTTTCAAGTACTTCATGAGCTCTAACATAGCTTTTTGTTTATCATAGAGCTTCAAAGATACGCCATCTTTGCCTTTTTTCACTTCTTGAATAAGTGAGCCATCAACTTCTGAATTATCCTTTAAAGCAACGAATGACGCTTTATAAGTAACAGGTTCGCCAGTTACTGGATCCAAGACTGCTTCCATTACGCCTTGTTCGTTTATATCAGTCACTGCTACTTCATCATTACCGAATTCAACAAAATCTGTTATATCGGCGAAAGCTTGCTTTACATATTCTTTCATCAAGTCTTGCACATTAACAAATAGCTCTTGTTGCAACTCTGCTTTTAATCTGTTCAATTCTTGCTTAATGTTATCTTTTGCTAGCAGTCTAACGCTATTAGATCTAGCGGAGTTATAATCACACTTATATGCCTGTTGATATGCCTTCGTTGCATTAAAGTGTTGTAAATAAAATAAACAGAACATTTTTTGTTGTTCTGTTAGCGTATCGTTTTCAATTATTAACTTAGTTTCTTTTTTGTGTGCAACCTTTTTCTTAGTTGCACCTTTTTTATCTTCCGGGTTGCTCCACTTCCGAGACTTCCAAGATTTCACTGTATTTATAGACACGTTGTATTTTTCGGCAATATCTTTATATTTCATGCCTTCTTTATAATCTTTATAAGCTAATTCCCAATTAGTCACTACATATCACCACACTCCCTTATTTTGATAAAATAAAAAGGACCATCACAGGTCCTCAGATAACTATTATCTCTTTCAATATTCTATTTTATAATCTTGTCATAGTACTTATAGTAAGATTCTGCATACTCATTTAGATTTTCAAAATATTTTATAGCAAAACTCTGCTGTGCTAATTCATTACCTTCATAGTGATTTAAGAAATTAAAGATTACTTGTTTTAGCTCATGCGGCTCAAAGATTTCATTGTTATTAAGACAATACTCTATCAATGACATATCTGGTCTGCTCGTACTTACTACAGACAATTCAATATCATTCATCTTGGCAACAATTTTTTCAATTGATTTAGATAAAATGCTTATTCTGTATTTTTCCAACTGGGTCTTCACTTTAGAATCTGATATACTGTGTTTTTTTATTATGGCTTCGTATATTTCCAACTCATCTATACTAGCTTCTATATCTTCATTTATACCGATTTTATTAGTGCTCAGCAAGTTTAAATACAAATAATCTCTCACGCTTTCGTTTAATTCTCCTAAAATATCTTTCGCTTCTTCTACCGCTTTTTTCACTTCCACTCCATCTTTCCCAATTTTAAAAGTTTGAAATTTATTAATACCGCAAATAAAACTAAATAACGCAGATGCTACTAGCCCTAATGTCACAATTTGCCAATTATAATTAAATAGTATTAAAACTGAAATCGGAGCAAAAATGATTATCAAAAACAATAATTTAATTCCAAAATTAATAAAAAACACCTTCCATTTTTCCTTAGTTACAGACATCATAATCCACCCTTTTATTTTTCACTATACCAAATAAAAACCAGCTGCTCAATTTTCAACAGATGGAAAGGGCTATATATTTAAAAAACTGGTTAACGCACCAGTCAGCGCCGCATGCGTGTTTTACATCCAGTGCAGATAGGATATGAGAAGTGGAGCGCAGACTCAATATATGATTTATTTTTGTAATCATCTTCACTTCTCATATATAGGTGGCAGGTGTGCGGCAAAAATTACTAAATTGCCATGCAGAACAAACTTCCGTCGATTTGTTGTTGTATTTTTTCTTCTCCTCGATGTAAGTATGATCGCACAGAACGAATGCTTATCTCTAGTTCGTCACTAATTTGAGATAAAGATAAATTTTTTTCATGTTTTAATAAAAATACTTTTTTCTCTTGCGCTGACATCGTACTCATAGCATCTTCCATCCGAATTTTATCCCATTCTGAAATCTTCGGCTCATTATCCTCAAACTCATACGCGTTCCCATACTCATATACGAACCACTGACGCATTTTTTCAATATCTGTAACGCATATCTCTCTTTGCAAACCGGAGCGCCTGTGAATAGCTCTGCGTGGTGCTGGTTCATGTCCTAATTCCATCCACTCAATTGAATACTCTAAACTGTCGATAATACTTTTTAATTTTGACATCGTGGTTTTTTCTGACACATCTTGAAAAGTTCTTTTCTGTCCCGCTTCTAATGGAGGGCGTTTTTCAGCATCAATTCTTTTTTGCAGATTAGCTTTTACTTTTTGCACATCTTGTAAAGCTCCTCTGTACTCATTAATTAATTCTTGCATTCTCGTCACTCTCCCCAATGATTAATAAAAAAAGGACGTCACGACAGATTTAACTGTTCATGACGTCCTTCGATTTTTTCGACCAGACTATTTATTTAGTTTTATTGTTTGTACATTTTCGGCAGTGGTAGGTTTGCCGTGGCTCCATGTTATGGTAGTTTTCCCGAAGCCGTTTTCAGGTGGTTTTGTTATTAACTTTTCTTCTCCATTTACGCGAGTATACACACCATCTTCTTTTTTCATAAAATCGCCCCCTAAAAATCATTTATCCGTCCAATTTTCCCTAGCGATTCTGTGTAAATCGTAAACAAAATTCTTTCGGTAATATGAGCGATTTTCTCTAATTGCTACAAAATTATCCATTTTCGATTTAGATACATTAAAGAAATCAGCTATTTCCGATTGTGTTAGCCCCGCATGTCGCAATTTAACAAATTCAATAATGTTCATATTTTCCCAATTCCTATTTCCGACTATCGCTCTTGCTTCCTTCTTCATCCAAGTACGCATTTTCTCTTCTGTATTAGTATTCATTAAATCGTTTAACTCTTTTTGCAACACTTTCCTGTCAGCAAAAGGTAAATTTTCGTTTATTAAATAACTAATTATCTCCCGTTGCCTCTCTTTATTCTCTGTGATCTCTAATACTTTCTCTGTCATCTCTAATACTTCCATTTGTCACACCTCCACGAATTGTCTGCCTTTTAATTTCAAACACTTAATTGATTGCATATAACGCAGTTCGAAAAGTTTTTGCTTGATTCGAAACTCTTTTGTTAACATGCCTTTGACGTCGATTAATTCCTCGTGACCATCTTTGTAAAGAACGAGAAAATCAGCTTTATATTTAATCGCTCGATACAGTTTTCCATTTTTCCGAAAGCTTTCTTGTAGCACAAACTCTGGCTGTAAATCGAAACTCACTACTTCCCCGCTCATTTTTAATAATTTCAATTGCTGATAATAAGCTGCTTCTGCTTTGCTATCGAACTTTACATTGTCAATAACAACTTTCTTCGCATTATATTTACTTCGCGTACTCGTTCGCTTCGTTAATGACGTACGCGGTATACTTCGCTTCAATCTCTTCGTCCCCCATTTTTTCAATTTCGCTAATTTGGTAGTTTGTAACTTCTGCAATCGCATTAGCCATAAATCTGATGCTCGCTAATCTTTTACTCAGATTATTAATATTTTCTAGCGCTGTTTCTGCTGTCATTTTTATTCACCCTCTCCCTCAAAACGGCAAATCGTCTTCGTTAATATCAATCGGCTTACCTTCACTTGCAAATGAATCGCTCTTCTGACTCGTATCCGCTCGATATGAGCTTGTTTGATTGTTATTTGAATAATTAGCCTTGTTTTGGTAATTATTCGATGTAGCACCTTCTACGTTGTTATTTTTAGGTTCTAAGAATTGAACTGATTCAGCAACTACCTCAGTAACGAAAACACGTTTACCGTCGTTATCCTCATAATTACGAGTTTGAACACGTCCATCAACGCCCGCCATGCTTCCTTTCTTCAAGAAATTAGCAACGTTTTCTGCTGGTTTGCGCCAAACAACACAATTAATGAAATCTGCTTCTCGTTCTCCGTTTTGATTAGTGAATGTACGATTTACTGCTAATGTAAAAGTCGCGACTGCTACGCCTGCTGGAGTGTAACGTAAATCCGGATCTTTTGTTAATCGTCCTACAAGTACTACACGATTCATCATTCGTCTTCCCTCTCTTTCATCAATTCGCAATCAAGCAAATTTTCATCTTCAATTAATTTTATATGTGCATCTGGTCGATACATGGGATTGAACTCTGCTATTCGTATCGCCTCTTCCTCGTTCTCAGCTTCAACTTCGTACACTTCTTGAGATAAATATGTGATTTTATACTTCATTCCGCCACCTCTTTCAAACATTTTAATATTTTAAGTAGTAACACTCTTACAGATCGTTTTAAACGCCTTGACTGAAAGGAATATGTTTCATGTTGTCGGTACTTCATTCCTCCGCCTCTTTCCGAAGTACGTATTGTACAAGCCCACCCATCTGCTCAATATTATCTCCCACATAAGTAGCTGTCAGGATTTTCCATCCGTCATCAAGAAGCTTAATAAGTTCTTCTCCTTTATCTGCAAGAAAACCTACCTGAACTATTTTATGTTTCATTCCGCCACCTCTTCAAAACTTCTAATATCAATTTCTTCCACCATTTCAATCTTAAAACACGCTGGCAAATAATCTCGTTGTTTAGCCCATTCATATATCAAATCTGATAATTGTTCTTTATGTTCTTGAGTTACGTCATTCAAATATTCCTCCCCGCACTCTCCAACTTCGTCATAAACGCATTGAGCTATATTTTCAAGCAAAGTATCTACTTCTGTAGGAAATTCGACTTCTTCTATTTGACCAACGAAAAATGTATAAATGTTTTCATAATCCAAAGGTCGCATATTTAATCCATCAGATAAATCATAATCTCTGCGTTCATCATCATCTAAACTATTGTATTCAGTTAATAACTCAACTCCATAAATTATTGCTTCTTCTTTTGTGTCAAATCGTTCAAAAGCACCCCATCTTTCACCATCTGTACCATTTAACATCCATTGTCCGTGTTTCATTCCGCCACCTCTTTCAAAATAAAATCAATCACTCTGTAATATCTCTTTCTAAGCTTTTCGTTATCTCCATGCGTTTGTTCAACAGACGCTTTAAGTTCATCTAATGTTCCTTGGAAACAACCTGTTATCCATATGTCTAATTCTTTGATATATGCTATTTGATTGTTTTTACGTGTCGTATCTACTTGTACGCAGATTACTGTCAAGCCTTCTACATGTTGCCAGTTTACCCAATTTAAATTTACATTACTTAAATTTGCATAACTTAAATCTGCATTACTTAAATTTGCAAATCTTAAATTTGCATAACTTAAATCTGCACCCCTTAAATCTGCAAGTCTTAAATTTGCAAATCTTAAATTTGTGTTTTTTAAGTCTGCATTACTTAAATCCGCTCTATCGCCACCTTCGTTGAACAGCCATTTCCCATGATTCTCTAATATGATGTCTAACTCTTCTTGTTTCATTCCGTTCCCTCCAATAATTCCGGATTTTCGTGTATGTTGCCGATAACTTCCATATGCTTTACTAACGAACTGCCATTTTGGTTCAACACATAACTAGGCTCGCCCTTGTATGTTGTTTTAAAACATGCTCCGTCATAAACGATGGATGTAAAACAGAATGTTGGCTCAACATCTCCCGCAAATGAATCTGTGTATTTATTGATATTTGAAAATGCCGTTACAACATCCCCTTCGAAAATCTTCTTGCCGTTTTTGTCTTTTAAACCTGTGTATTGCATAAGCACGACATCATCAAAGCTGTACCAGTCGACGCACAGCGTACATTTCGCATTACCACAACCGCTCACACCTACAGCTTCTGTTTCGTTAAAGCACAAATCCGTAACAGGAAGCATTTTCTTTTTTCTTTTTACAAACGCTCTAAATCCAATCGCTCTCATGCTTCACCCTCCGCTTCCTCAAAAGAAAAGAAGTTAATAGGTTCTAACTCCGCAATTTTGTACAATTTTCCACTCTCTTTATATCTCCAAGCATGTTTTTTTAACATTTCTAAGTCTTTAAACACTGCTAGAGTTCCTTTACTACGATGTTTAGCAACCTGTAAATCCTCGTCAACTATTGCATATAATTCCATATTTACGCCTCCGCTTCCTCAACAAGAACAGCAAACTGCCAATATATTTCGCCTCCAGGTATGCCTTTAATTTCCGCTTCTGTTAATTTGGTTCTCCATTCCTTATTTTCATTGATAATTGATCCAGTAATAGATGTTTCATCAGATTGTACATTTAACAAAACATACATATTAATCACTTCTAATTCGGCTGCGTCATCGTTCCATGTTGAAAGCGGCAACCTTACATAATAAAGCGGTTCTTTCTCGACTTCGTAGCCGTCAAGCCAAGCGCGGGCGAGTAGTTCTTGATTATCAGCTGATGAAATTAACCATTCGTACATTTCAGCAGACATATCAGAATCTTCATAGTCTAACAAACAAGCTAAATCGTATTCTCTTTGTTTACAGTGTTTTATCCAATCCGCGGCAAACCGAGGAACGGCTATCAATTCCGGCTCTTTTACCTTAACGACATCCTCAAATTTCCGGAAAAACCAACTTAAATCTGAAACTTTCAGGTCTACCCAACCAACATCGTTGTTAACACGTTTTATTGTGCCAATGATAAGTTCATTATTTTCTATAAATTGCACTTTATCGCCTTCTTTAAATCTCATGCTTTTTCCTCCTTAAAAAGGTTTAATTGCATTGGTGGCTCAAAATTACACCAAATAATTTCTTGCCTATCAGATTTCTTTTCTGATGTTATTCCTACTTTTGTCATCGTTTTAAGCACTGGCCAGTCTGATAACTCCTGTTTATATAGCTCTGATTCGTAACCGCTTAACATTACTTTGCCATCATGATTTTTAAGCACTTTTAGTAACTCTTTGTGTTGCTCTAAACTAAAGTCATGCTGATAATGTGAACTTGCTAAAGAAGTTGCAACATATGGCGGGTCACAATATATCAGTGTATCTTTATCGTTATGCTGTTCAATCAGTTTAATTGCATCTACATTTTCGATTTGAGCGTCTTTCAGTCTTGCTGCAGCTATTCCGATGCGGTTATACATGTCATTCCACTCATATGCGTTGTAAGGACCATTCCAAGACACGTTTTTTCTAAATCCAACATTTGCATTAGTCTTGCCTCCGACGGCAAACCAGAGTCTCACGGCCATTCGTCTGGCATCCTCTAATGAATCGCTTGTTATTTCTTGAGAAAGCATATACTCTTCACGAGAATACAGCGTGTGCATGATTAAATACTGCAGTTTTTCTGGATTATCACGCATTGCTTTAAAAAGATTAACTAGTCGACCGTCTAAATCGTTTATCGTCTCTAAAGTAGCTTTTTGCTTGTTCATAAAGACTGCACATGATCCGCAGAATGGTTCTAAATAACTTTTATGCTCCGGCATATTTTCAATTATTAAATCTGCCAAACCCCATTTACTGCCGGGATAATTAAGTATTCGTTTCACGCCTGCACCTCATTCCTAGCCGCTAACTGCGCTTTAATTTCAGCGACTTGTTTTTCTAAGTCTTCGCTTGATCCTGTTGTTGAAGTTTCTTGTTTTGTTTGTTTCTGGTCTTTGTCGAACCAGTCCGGCAATACTTCTTCTTTAACTGGTTTGTTGTATTTGTTATAAGTGGGCTTGTTATATTTCTGCTCAATTTCTATCTGTCGTTGTTTTTCCGCTGCATCAACATCAGCTATTGTTTTAAATCCTCTGCTTTCCCAGTTTTTAAGGATCTTATTAACATAGGCGTAATTTCGTTTGTTAGCTCCTTGTTCTGATGTAACTTCTAAAGCCTTCATGACAATTTCTCGATTACCTGCAAAATCATCTACCCAAGCAAGTAGCTTTTCCATTTCAACTGGAAGCATCATTCCGAATCCATTTTGTTCCCAAAAATCCTTGAAATTTAAATCGCTGTTGTTGTTAATATCTTTCTTTAATTCTTTAATTCTTAAGTTCTTTAATTCTTGTTTATGTCCCTTTCGTTGTACCATTTGATGTTCTTTCGTTGTATCTTCCGTTGTATCTTCCGTTGTGTCAATCGTTGTCCCTTTCGTTGTTCTTATTTCCTCAGAAATGCCTTGAAAGTCGTTGTAATTACTGATTTCGTACGTTGTCCCTTTTTGTCTACTTTTAGTTATCGTTATCATGTCATTTTTTTTCAATAGTTCTAAGAACTTTCGAACCTGTTTTCTGTCCGCATTCCATCGATTTGAAAGCCATAATTCAGATGTATGTTTTTGTCCTCTTTTTATCGTTATTAACTCTCCGTTTATCAAAATATCCCTATCTTGGTGATTGGCTAAAAGGAGCAAATCCAACCACCATTTTAAATATTTTTCATTCTCCCAAATCCAATGTTCTTGTAGAGAACGATAAATTTTTATCCAACCACTAGACATGCTCCTTTTCTCCTTTCATTTAGATCATTGACCCTTGAACATCCGAACCAGCTTCTAACGTGTCAGACGGCGTTATGGGCGCATCTATGATATCTGGTATTGATTCATCTTCTGTAACGTCTTTTCGTTCTCTAGGCTCTGCTTCGTCCTCTGTAACCGCTGTTTGCATATCAATGGATAAAATCCCCCACTTGCTTAACATGTTTCTAAGAACAGTCTTTTTAGCCATTGCATCGTAATCTTTTTTCCATCCAAAATCTGATTTACTAAATTTCTTTTTATGTGCTTCAATTTCTTTGCGAGTCCAATAAACCGTTTTTTCAAAACCATTTATCAACTGAAAATAACCACAGTAACCAATGACTTTTTCACTTGTATTGTTGTCTAAATCTAGTTCGATTTCTTCAGTAAGTCGATTCCATTTTAGTAACTCGCCATCTCGCACTTCGATAACATTAATGCTTTTATATTGTCCTGTGCGTAGCGCTAACTGGATGTATCCTTTATAACCAAGCTGAAACTGTGCTCTGCCTTTGTAAGGAACAATCCACGCATAACCTAAATTTTTGTCAATCGGTAAATCTAGTGTTGCCGCTACCATGGCAGAAGTAACAACCGTCATCGGGTCTGTTTTTTGTAAATAGTCGTCGCCATTGTAAAGGTTTAAAAGGGAAGTTAAAAATTGAGGCGCTTTTTTATCTAGTACACTTTCAAATTTCTTGCGCATTGTAGGTGCTTCTAGCAATCCTTTTAAACCTAATGATTGCGCACTTGCTACTTGTCCCCCATTTTGTTTGTTTGCTAATTGATTTTTTAATTCATCGTTAGTTGCCATAATTATTTATTCTCCTTCACCACAAATTTTCTATAGCTAGTTTCTTTCTGGAATTTTTTGTAAATATCTGGATGTTCTTCTTTTAAACGTTTATCATCTACTCTTGAAGTCGTAACAGGATTCCAAGTAATCTTAAAATCATCTGTGATGCCTGTTTCAGCTTCTTTTAAATCATTCTTGATATTATTATCAATTTCTTTCTTTCGTGTCTCTAAAAGCTTTATATCGCGTTCTAAATTTGCTCTTTCAGCCAAAAATTCGTTGTATTTTTTTGATAAAATAACTTGTTTAGCTTCTGACTTAGCAAAACGATCTTTTAAATATTTTTCTGCGGCACTTGAACCGTCTAGCGCCGGCGCTACATGTCCTTTTACGTTCGTTTCCCAAAAATCTAACTCAAAAGCAATTATTTGATTGATTAACTCGTCATCGCGTTCAATTTCTTTCCAAATGAATTTATTTCCTCCAATTAGAACAGCTACATAGGCTTTACTTTTACCTGTGACCGCTAAATAGTGTTGTATTTGCACTAGATAAGTCGCTGGTACTTCGTCAGCTTCCCATTCTTTTGCTAAGTATGCTGATGCTGTTTTACATTCCAAAATAGCGTCTTCACCAACCACAAACCTATCAACGTTCGCCAACATAAAATCATGCTCTGGATGTTGATACATCATGTTGCTACGTCTTACTTTCTTGCCAGTTCGCTTTTCGAATTCTTTTGCGACAACTTCTTCCATTTGATTGCCCCAGTATGCGGCTTCTCCCGCTGATTCATCTGGTAAAACTTGGTCTGTCTTATCTAGCCAGAGCTCAAATGCTGTTTTGTACTGATTTAACCCCATGATGATTCCCGCATCGCTTCCGCCAATGCCTAGGCGCCGAGTCAGCAACCATTGCGTTCTATCCATGTCTTTTACACTCGCTAAGATGTTCATTGTCTTTTCTTTTGCAATAGCCATATATGTTACCTCCATTGATTTTTTAATAGATTCGAGGTATAATTCTGTTAAGGTAATATCTCAAATCCCGGACCTGCGCTGCTACGCGGGTCTTTTTTAATGTCTAAAATCATCGTCCCAAAGATCATCAACAACCATCGGATTCTCAACCATGTTTTTTACCACTTCCTCTCAACCAGTAACCTGCAATCACTGACATAAACGACACGAAAATCATTACCATAAATACATCCATCAGCGCGTGACCTCCTCATAGCCTTTTAACTTCAACTCTTCAATATAGTCCGCCATTTTCTCGCAGCCTGTTTCAATAAGCGGGATTTTTTGCCGGAAAGCTGGATTAGCGATCATTTTCGTTCTGTCGTCTATGAAAATCTCACTATTACCGAAAATCGTTTGTTTCCGAAAAACTCTTTCTGTCATTGTTGTAGCCCTCCTATACTAAAATTAGAATTAAAACCAAATTACATAAATTTATTAACGCTAACGCCGCTGCTATTATTACTAAGATGCTGAATAAAAGTTGGTTCTTCATATTGTGCGCCTCGGTATAATAATTTCGCGTAGATGTCCATCTACAAGCTCTTTAGTGACTTTGTACTTTTTGTTAAAAGCTTCAGCTCTTTTTTTGCGCTCAACTTCATCAATCTTTTTAAATCGCTCTTTTACAATGTTGTTTATTTCTGTGAAATTAATACTCTTCGACTCGTAACCTTCGTAACTAGCCGATACTATAACTTCGCTCATTTTCCGCAACTCCTTACTAATCCAGATTTTTGATAATATAGATCGCGTTTGTTTAAAACTTGTTGTAAATCTATGTTGAAAGCTTTCGCAATGCTAGTGTTTAGTGTTAAAGCAGATGCAACTACATCTGTTATTTCTGAAATAGCTTGTTTAGCTGCTTCTCGTTGTAACATGTCACCTTTTCTTAAATTGAACGTCATCGTCTCTAAGCCGTTTTTTAGCGTGTTCATCGCTTCTTCAACTTCTAGTTCAAATCTGTTAGTTAAAGAAGCGTGATGGTTGTCTAAACCGTCAAAAAGCGGTGGTATCATTCCGTTGCTGAATTCATGTGCAAACAAGTAAGTACTTCGCGGTTCGTTGTAACTATCAATTAGCTGTTCTGCTTGCTCTAGTGAAACAGT